GCTAAATACAAAATATCATTTTTATCTCTAGGTAAATCAGCGCCAGAAACATAAGGTCTAATATTATACAAGTATGATTCAATATTTGTTCTAATTGAATCTCTAACTTCTAATGAATCATCAACTAAACCAATTATATCAACATCTACGGGATTAGTGGTAATAGCTATTGTTTGTACATTTGCTTGAATAGGTCGTCTACCTCTTTCATTTAATGGTTTTGTATCATCTGGATCAAATTCTATAACCGCTAAAACATCATCTAACAAAGTTGGGTCAGGTGTTCCATTTCCATCGGTACTATCATCAATCGTGGCTTCTATATAAACATCAACTATTCCCGCATCATTATTTCTAACATAAGGATAAACTTTTCTAACTCCTAATGCATCAGCACTCCATAAACGATAATCTGTTTTCGCGCCTCCTTGTGGTTCTAATTGTATGGCATCTAAAATAGACCGTCTATATACTTCAATATCCTCACTAGCTCTTGGTTGTTCAACTACAGTTGAAACTACAACAGTACTTGCAACTCCTAAAACTGGCTCTGTAATAGTTAATTCATCACCAATATTTAAATCAAATTCTACTCCACCACCCAAAGAACGAACTTCTATAATATCACCAGTACCAGTTAAAGTATATTCAGAATCCAAAACATATAATTGACTTGGATTTAAAGAATTTTCATTAGATTTAAAAGTTAAACCGCTTCTTAAAACAGCTCCTAAAGTTCCTGTTACCGATAAATTAAAAATTCCAGCAGTTGCCGGACGTGGATTTCTATTTAATTGTATTCGTCCATGATGTTCTAAAGTACCTCCATTTATTTCTAAATCAGCAGTATCAGGAAATTCATTATTTTGAATATCGGCTAAATACAAATAAAGTAAATTTAATTGAGCAGCAAATACGGAATCAAAAGCATCTAAAACGTATTTCAAATCTGAACTACTTAAATTTAATTTGTTTTTAAAATCGTTTGCAATAGTTTCTCTTAAATCATTTATAGTTGGTGTTTGTCTCATTTTTAAATTGTTTTTTCAATTATTAATTCTCCTTTGGCGTTATCATAAATTAATTGCAATGTTTTATTTTCTTGAGTTCCTTTTGGAATGAAATTTACAATTAATCTTATTTGTTTGTTTGAAATAAATTCTACATCTACAAAAGAAGTCAATAAATTGCTTAAATATTGTAAATCTTCATTCATAGCTTGAATTATAGACAATCTACCAGAACTATTCATAACAACGTTTAAAATAGTTCTTTCTGTATTAGAATTGAATTGTTTATTTGGAATATCTGGGAAAAACAAAGAATTACCCCACCAATCAAAACGCTCCTCAGTAATCAATTCATCACCCCTAGTATTTGCTTCTATATTTCCTCCAAAAAAAGCTAAATACACTTGTTGAAATAAAGACTCACCCATTAATAAATCATTGGAAACGATAGCCATTTCGCCACCGCTCCCTGATTCATGTAAATTTATATCTTTTGTTATCATAATTTATAAATTAAAAAGCACCTTGAGTACTTGTAGTTCTTACTGGAATACCTCCTTTAGATTTACTAGAAGTTTCAGCAGTTGCACCACCTTTAGCCGATACATTTACATCTACTTTACCATTTACAGTAGCTTTGGCCGTTGCTTTTACTTGTTTAGATTCTGGAGCTTCCAATAATCCTAAACTTTGTCGCATATCCGCTATTTTTTCAGCACCAGCACCTGCAATATCTCCCATTCCTGGAATCTTAGAAACTAATTCTAAAAATTGTTGCATAGGCATTAACAAAGAATCCAATAAAACAATACCTATCGCTTTTAAAGCACCTAAAACACCTCCCGTACTAAATGCACTTTCAACCATATCCCAATGTTGAGAAAAACTTCTTATTGCAGAAATAACCATCCCAATAGGACCTAAAAATAATGCTACAGATGCGCCCCACTCATCCCATTTAGATATAATTACAGCAATCAAAGCAATCAAAGCAACAACTCCAACTATAATAAGCCCTATTGGATTTGCTGTCATAGCTACATTCCAAGCCCATTGAGCCGCAGTAACAAATCCAGTAGCTATTTTATAAGCGTTCATTGCAATAGTACTTTGACCAATAGCTATTGAAGCCGTTCCTGTTAAAGCTCCCATTATTCCGATAGCTATATTGTAAGCTCCAGTTATTAATGTAGTAGCAAGTACAATTGTTTTAAATGTAACAAATAATCCTATCAAAGCTCCAATAATAGATATAACAGTTTCCATATTATTAGATAAATAAAACATGGTATCTATAATTAAATTCAAAGATTTATTATTAGAATTAGTAACAGTTGTAGCATTAAAGAATGAATTTTTAATAGCATCTATACCACCTTTAAATGTAAAAGTATTTTTTGCTGCCATTTTTTGCGCCCAACCAACCTCATTAACTCCTATTAACATTTTATCAAAAGCTGCTGTATCTTGTAAAATAGCTTGAGCTAATGCTTGATTTTCAAGCCCGAAAACTTGCATAACGGCAGTAGTATCCCCTCCTATTTTACCCATTTCTTTTAATCTTGTAGATAATGGTAAACTTTTATTAGTAATTACGTCTAAATTAACACCATATTTACCCAAAACAGCAATCGCATCTTTTGGTAAAATTTTAGCACCAGCCATTTTACTTAATACGTTTCTTAATTTAGTTCCTGCCTCTGCACCTTTTTCAAAAGGAGATGCAAGTTGAATTAACGCTATACTTTCATCTACTTTAGTTCCAGTTGCTGCTGCAACAGTACCAAACTTAGTCAATGCATCAGTAGTTTGTTTAATACTAGAAGCTCCATAAACAGTACCTGCGGCTAAATTATCAACTACTTTATTAGATTGTTCACCTCCTAATCTAAATTGATTTAAAGAAGTGGTTAACGAATCCGCAGCACTTCCCATATCCATTTTAGCAGATTTACTTAATCTTGTAGTAGAATTTGCAACCTGATCCAACAATTTAGTATTTTTTAATAATTCTGGTTTAGCAGAAGCTATCAGTTCATACGCTTTAAAAACATCAGCACCCAACATATTTTGAGATTTAGCCGTTTTCATAGCTTGTTTTTCTAAATCAGCTAAATCTTTACCAACAGCACCAGTAATAGCAGAAATACTAGCTAAACTATCATTGTATTCTATATTATTTTGAACTGCTAATGCAAACATTCCAGCAAAACCAGCACCCAAAGCTAATTGCGATACTTTATCCATAGAATCAAACATTCCATTTACTTTAGTATTCACTCTTTGAACGGCACTAGCTGTAGATTTACTAAAATTAGAAACCCCAGCAGTCATTTTACTGACTACTGAGGAAAATTTGTCAACTGCTGTAAACTCAGTTGGTATTTTTATTGTTGATGCCATAATTTATTTTTTAATCAAAATCCATACTTTTTGAAATATCTTTAGCTTCATTATACCAATATCCCAAACTTTTATAATCTAAACTATCGCAA